TCAAAACTGCGCCAATGCCGCCTCAAGAGATATCGCAGCATCAGTGCTGTTGATAAAGTGCGTCACCCGCCTCATAACCTCAGCCTCTTCAGCTGCATCACCTTCGATCGCTTCGCCGTCATCCGTGATTAACGCTTTCCCCCTAAGCTTCGCAAACTGCGTCCGACCTCCGGACAGAATCAACAGCGCATCACCCTGCTGTGGGCGCGTGACCGGGACGATGATCGCATAACCCGCCGACGTCTCGAGGATGCGACTGTCGGGAGTCATGCAGACACTGGCTGGCGTAACCCGCTGCTCTATATAGTCGGTAGCTGGTGAAGGAAAGCCCATGTTTACGCCCTCTCTTGAATACCGGATAAAAACACAGTATAAATACTGTATATCCATCCAGTAAAGGAGCAATAAGCAATGTTCGTGGAACTCGTTTATGACAAAAGGAATTTTGATGGTCTGCCTGGTGCAAAAGATATCATTCTGGGCGAGTTAACTAAGAGAGTTCACCGGATCTTCCCCGATGCTGATGTTCGGGTTAAACCGATGATGACACTGCCGGCGATCAACACTGACGCCAGCAAGCATGAGAAGGAACTGATAAGCCGTACTGTTCAGGAAATGTTTGAAGAGGCTGAATTCTGGTTAGTGAGTGAGTAAAGATTTTCAATGCCCGCCACAGTTACGTCTTGATTACGCTGTGGCGGATATTCATTTTCGTAAACGTTGGTCTGCGAGAAAGCATTTCTGAGTCTGGTTCTTTCCAGTTAGGGGATTTTCAAATTGTGTGGGGGCGCGGTTCAACGGGCAGCAACGGTACAGGCAATGTTCAGTTTCAACGTGCTTTTGTTGACACACCATATCTGGTTATGCCGTCGGATATTTCTTCAGGTCCTGAAGGGGTGAATGCTGTCGGGTGGGATTTATCAAATAGCACGGCAGCGGGGGCCAGAATTTTTTCTGCTGACTCTAAATCTTCGGGTATCGCTACCACTTTTTCTTATATCGCAATCGGTAAGGGGGTTGTATGAAGTATTGCGCGTTGAATAACGGATTTTATGGCGACAACACTCCCGATGAAAAAATTCCGGGGAGTGTTGTGCACATCAGCGACGACGAAGGCCAGCGAATTTTAGACAGCCAAATTAATGGTCGGATTCAGCCCGAAAATAATGGTTTTCCTGTTCTGGTGCCGTACCCTGAATTAACTCAAGATGAGCAGCAAGAACTCGCTGAGAAGAAACGACAAACACTGAAATCAGTTGCTGATACCGAAATTTCATGGCGACAGGATGCTGTTGATGCAGGGATAGCGACGGAAGAAGAAACCGCCGCTTTAACTGAATGGAAGAAGTACCGTGTGATGTTGATGCGGGTTGATACGTCAAATCCTGACTGGCCTACACCACCGGAGGAACAGGCCAGTTGATGTTCGGTGCGGTGCTGGTATCTATTGCTGTCACCGCATCGATATAGTCCATCCAGGCGTTAAGGCTGGCGGATTCATCATCCGTTAGCTTACGCCCCATCAGCAGCTTGGTTTGCCAGACGACAATTCGGCTGGTTGCCACATCAATACGGGCGCGTTTACCCGCTTCAGCCTCTGCAACTAATTCATCGTGAGATTTTACCGGCTGTGGTATATCTGGAGCCGTAAACACCCCCTCAGCATATGACCAGCCAATACCTACACCATCAGCAGCAGGTATTGCGACACCATTATCAGGCGACCATTCTGATTCACCATCCCATAAGACTACGTTTACGACGGTGTTATTTTTAATTACTGCGTATGTTGTACTCATCGCATCACCACTCAATTATTACAATACCAGAGGCCCCTTTACCGCCGACGCCACCATTAGAACCGCCGCCACTTCCACCATATCCACCTCCGGCACCGCTGCCACCAGAGCCATACCCATAGGCATCTTTCCCGTTAACACCGAATGAGCCTGATCGCGAGCCACCTGCACCACCACCAAAAAACGAGTTGGCTCCATTGCCACCACAGCCATTTCCAAGAATTCCATTGACTCCATCCTGACCATCCTGTCCAGCAGGATAACCATTGGCTCCTGAGCCACCACCTGGCAATATCGATCCCCTAAATGACTCACCGCCACGACCACCATCACCGCCTTTTAACGTCAGCAATGATCCGATAACTGTGTTTCCGCCTGAGCTACCATCACCACCATCTGTTGATGGACCGCCAGCCACACCACCATCACCACCGGCACCGATAGTGACGTTAATCGTGGAGCCGGGCACAACTGTAAATTTTCTTTTGACGACAGACTCACCTGCGCTGCCCCCCTGGCCTCCGGCACCAGTACCAGTCATATTCACAGAACCGCCGCTACCGCCACCGCCACTACCGCCCGCGCTCGCTGTTACATAAATCTCTGTTACCCAGTCAGGAATGGTTATTGTCTGGGATGAGGTCACGACAGCAAATCGGGATTTGCTTAAACCAAGGTTTGTGAGAGCCGTAGAAATCGCCGCTGCACCATCTGATTTGATATCGGCAAATGGGTTTGCACGGCTCAGTGTGAGTTTTTGAATGGCTTTTAAAACCTGAGTCATATTGTTAATGTCGAGCGCCAATCCTGCTGACTCTACGATATGCGCTAACTCTTCCTGCATGGCGTTAAACGCTGCTGCCCGCAGCCTCGTTGCGGCAATACCACCAGCAACACTTCCATCAGTATATTTGCCATCCTGCGTTGCAGTGGCTTCGACTTGCCCGATTCGGAGCATAGTTAATCCTCACTTAGCGTTAAGCGATAAAATCAGAGGGGGAAATATCAGTTATGAATAATTGAAAATGATGTTCAGATGGGATGGGGCAATTTTGTTGATTGAACACTCCAGTTGTTTATTGCCCCACGATGCGAGCGGATCTCCGCAGTAGGACGCGCCAGCAAGCGAATACTTGATCGTTGTTTGTGGCGCATTTATCCGCCAGGTAAATGGCCACTCGTCACCGTTAAGCGCATCACCGCATACTGACATGCCACTCATAGCGGGCCGGAACTGTGTGATAGTGATGGTATAACCAAGAGCTGCAGCCACCCGGATGTAATAATCGCGGTTCAGGCCGCCGGTGCTGATTAACTTTGCCACCACGGCGCGCTGGCGATCGCTGACGCCACCGGATTCACCAATCGCACAATCATCTGGTAACCCCAGAGAGCTTTCCCATTCTGACAACATTACCGTCGCTGTAGGGGGAAAAGCACCAGTAATCAGGCTTTGCGCATCGTTGTCAGAACGCTGAAACGCGCTGCCCAGTGCCCGTAATTCCGCAGCCTGTACCGTTTTTTGCGATCTGGGCCACGCCCTGCCCGTCGGCAGCAACGCGCCAAGCGCACCGGCATAATCATTTTTTGAAAAGAGGCTCATACAAAATTCACCCCACCAAGCACCGGAATTTCGCCAACAGCAAAGGTGATATTGGCCATCGGAGAGTTAAGGATATAGCCCGTCGTGCCACTAACACCGCCGATACTCCCGTTAATATCAGAGAGGTAAACTTTCCCGGAACCATCAGGGTTAGCCTCATCAAAAAACAGCGCCGTCAGCGCGTCTTTTATACCCTGAACTGTGGTGCTGTCGGCATTTTTGATACCAGAGATTTCAATATTGATGACTTTCTTGATCGGGGAACATACGAAAACAATGGCAGTGTCTGTCTGCTGCGGATAGATGTGGTCGGCGACAGCGAGCTGGTCTCCGGTGGCTTTAACAGCCCCCCAGTCCTCAAGTTGGGATATTCCATCGGTACCGACCGGAAACCCACCATTGTCATTCCGATCACACATGATATACACGCCAACGGTCCCGGCCCCGTTCAGACGCCGCTTTACCCACGCGCGGGTGACGCCCGAAACCTCAAGCGCCCATTTTTTATAATCGGCGTCGCTTCCACCCTGAGGCGGATTCTGCCATGCCAGCAAGCCACGACTGCGAAAGTCCTCTTCCGTTTCAATATCGGCTCCGCCGGTCGCAGCGGACAGTAACGTTACCTGTGGATCCACGCCAGCAATATTCGCGTCCAGGGTCATTATGGTCCCGGCATCAGCGTTACCGCGCGCGCCTCCACCCGTTACATCACTGGTAATATCCGGCAGTATGGCCGTCACCGCGACGATACCAAATCCATCTGCCTGAATTTTAAGATCTGCATCCGTCCGGTACTGGTATCCGTCCCCGCGGTTAATGATCGAGCCAACAGGGATAATACTGTCAACACTGCCACTAGCCTGTACCGCAGGCGACTTCGCCGCTGCAGCTGGTTTTCTGAATACCTTCTTAAGGGCCATCCACCCGGCGAGATACTCATCGGTAGAGGTAAACGGGTTTGTCTGCAGGGCAATATAGTCAAGGTAGGCGTAATGCAGATGCCCCATCCCCGCATCCATGTCAGCCAGTACCTTCAGTTTCGCGAAGCGCAGGAGCGCACCAACATCCTCAAGCTCCGCCTGCATAAATTTCCGGTTTCCGTCGCGGAGTTCGCTCAGCGTCGGTCGTTTAAACGGCATATTAACGTTGCTCCCATATCCAGTAAAACCTGAATTCCTGCCAGTCCTTCCCCGGTGCCTGATAGCGGATAATGAGATTGAGCCGGTCAGGCAGGACGATCCTGGCAACAGGAATAACCTCGCTGACAACGCCATCAACCTTTAACCAGTTGAGCGCTTCACTCGAGTATTCCTCCGCTTTTTTTGCTACATCCGGGGTCAGTTTTTTCCGCCGTAGCAGCCACAGCCGGGATCCCAGTTGGGATTCCTCCCCGGAATCCCCCCACCAGCCGCGGCGATCGCTATCCTCATAATCATCGTCAGCGCGCGCCAGCCTGTCGGTAAACAGGCTGTCCAGTATTGCAGTCTGTAAATCGTTCCCCGTGGTGAGTTCACCCAGCCCTTTCTGCCAGTCAGCAAACATCTCATCCACATTCCAGAATGAAGCGATGTCACTCATGTCACCTGATCCTCTGTTTTTTGGCTGCGGATATTGTCATTGCCACTCTGGGCATTTTTAACCACATGATCATGGTCATTATGTGCATCCCGCAGCTCTTTCAGTGTTCGGGTATTGGTTTCACAGTTATCAACAATGTCACCCGTGCACCTCAGGATCGGGGTATTTGCAAGGATCCCCTGGCTGGCATTGATGGTCACGTTAGTGGCGTTATTGACCTCAACATTCTGGCCCTTTGCATCCAGGAAGATCCCCTTCTCCGTCAGGAGAATATTAAGGCCCCACTGGTTATACATGACCGTTTCGCCCGCTTTCAGGCCTGTATGACGGAACCCCTGATGGTTGGACGCAATTACCACCGCGCTGGAACGATCACCGCCAATAAAAGCCAGAACCACGTCAGTCCCTGACGGCAGGCCGGATGAAAAGCCAAATTCTGCCATCCGCGGAGCGCTGGCCACCTCCAGCGGAGTCTGGTACTGGATAGACTGCACCACCCCACCATCTTTCATAGCCGTGATCCGGCCAATCCCCAGCATGCCGGCGATCCTGGTCGCTGCATGTTTAAATAGTTGCTTCATGTATTGAATCCCGCCAGGTTCTGGTAGAAGGCATATGGCTGAACGGAGAATGCTTCAGGCGGCATCAGCGTCATGCGTGCATGGGTGCCGTAGTCATCGCGCATATAGGTGACTTCTGCCAGTAGCAATTCAGTCTTCGGCAACCGTAAGGTGGGAAGATCAACGGGGATCAATGTGTTTGGTTCCCACAGTTTCCCGTCTTTATCCCGCCAGGAATCGATGGTTACCGAGAGCTGTTTTGAACGTCCGTACCGCCGGTTCATTTCCCAGTCGATCGCACTTTGTGCCTGTTGAGTAGCCATCAGGGTACTTTCCACAATCGATATATGTTTTCGGTACCGCATGCGGGCGGCCTCCGGATCTCTCGCCGTTGCCAGAGTCACAGCGTCATAGGCCGTATCAGGCGAATACCCTGCAATTGGAGAAACGCTCATTGATACACCGACATAATCTGAAAACCTGTCAGCCATCGATTTGCGGTAGTATGCCTGCTCGACATTTACCCCTTCGGCTATCCCACTTGCCGCACGACGTGTTCCCACCCGGGTCAGTAACAGGTTTCCATCGGGCTGATCGTAGTAAAGCAGAGCAGACCATCTGGCCACCCGATCGATGACTTCTTGCGGAGACTCACCCCAGTTCAGAGTGAACTGGGGTACCTTCACAAGTTCATCAACATCCGTGGTTACGGTGATGCCGTAGTAGGATGCCAGGCGAGAAGCAATTTCAAGCGCATTACTGGCATTGATGACGTTGTTAGGCCACTCGGCTGAGCAATCCACCAGGTCCTGACATTTGCTCCTGCCCGTGGCGCGGACCTCATGGCGGGAGCGCGATAGTGCGGGTTCCCAGTCATCAACATATCCCGTCAGTGTCAGATCATCTCCGATACGAACTTCACAAGACATTCCCTCTTCAACGAGTTGACGATCTTCGTTGCCAGGGAAGTAATCCATTAGCCCAAGATCGAAATCAGAGGGAAAACGCTCAATACCCCGCGTTACCCGGACAGAATCCCACCCCTCGATGATTTTGCCGTCGACCGTCAAAGAAACAACATCCAGATCGCTGTCTGCATTCATTGCCTCAGTACTTTCATGGTTGTCGGCATAAACGCCGGATGCGGTACGCGCGCTTCCTGTACCAGTTCATCTGCACGGGTGGCATCCTGGTATAATCGGTTTGCCAGCGTCAGCGCCGGAAGCGGCTGAGCGGTAGTAACCTGCAGAAGCTCGCTCAGACCAGAAGCACGCTCACTCATCGTAGAAAGGAATGCCGATCTGACGGCGAGAAGCGCGTTATACATATCATCGTCCGCGCGGTCTCCAGCCAGAACCAGCGCCGTATCAAGTTGCACAGAAACTCGTTGAGTTAACTCTTCTGCCTCGTCTGTACTGGCTGGTCTGGAGTCCGCAGCGGCACTGGTCATGGCACCAGTACATAGCACAACAATCAGCGTGTTCATGGTCGCCGAAATCGCTTTGCTGCTGTCGGACTGCTGGTACTCCGTGCTGATTGAATTAGCCAGTTTTTCCAGCGCTGTGATTCGGTCATTAACGCTGCCGGCGCTGTTAAGAATTGCGTTTACCACGTCGGCGACGCCCTGGACAAACTCATCAGGTGTGTTGGAGCTGCTAAGCTGGCTCGACCTGTCGGTAACATTTTTCCGGTCCATTACCGACTGGGCTGTTACCTTGTCAGCCAGTGCTCTCTCATCATCCACATCAGCAACTGACGATTTGCCAGCAACAGCAGAGGAACTACCGCCCACAGAGCCTTTACTGTAACGTCCGTACCGGGTATTCCCGAACGTGGAGTTCAGGACATTGCTGAGATTCGTGACCTGACTGATGGTGCTGTCAACCATGTTAGTCCAGAACGTGACCGTGCCTCTGATGGTGTTTATAGCCTGTGTGACACCGCGGATTTCACTCTTAACTCTGGCAATCGTGCTCAGCACAGCAGTGCTGACCAGTTTCAGATAGTTGGTTTTCACCGTGGCGCCTGCAACGGTACTGCCCGTGACAGCAAACACTTTAAGCCCTGATTCAATTGCCATCAGGGTAAATTCAAATACTCGCCCGTTCTCCATCGAACCGGAAATACGCAAACCATTCTCAGGGATGGAAACCGTTAATTCGCCCAGTGTCGGATGGACAAGCGTACCGCTACCTTTTTGTTCACAGGCTTCAATCAGTGACTGGCGCTGCGTGATAGCATCGCCGCCGCCGTAAACCTGGCTGTTCTGGATCAAGAAACCGCGAATAACAAATCGCCGTGTTGCCCGCCCGATATCCTCTATCCAGGCTGTATCACGGTAGGGATATTCATGTACCGCCTGGCGTCGGCCGTGGCTCCCTTCCTCAGCAACAATTGCAAATGGCACACCTCTGAATGAGCTGGGCCGTAACTGCCCCTGCCAGTCATCGCTGGTATCTCCCCCCAAAAGAGAAGTTATTGCGTCCTGGATAATTGACGGCATCACGCCTCCGGAAATAAAAAAACCGCCATGTCGGCGGTTTACATATGCACTGAAATGACTTATCTATTTATCGCTGGATCCATTACGGTCAAGAGATTCGGCGATCCTGTAAAGATGCTCAGTCGCCTTGAATGAGTTCATTAGGAACTCATAAAGCACACGTAAAAGCAATGCACTTACCACCGATATCGTAATCGCCGTGAAATTCATTGAGACAACAGAAAAAACGAGGAAAATGCCAATTACCAGGTAAACAAGCGCAAAAACCTTTGGAGTCTAAATGGCTTTTGCTCCAAAAACTTTTTCATTCATAACTTCTTCCTTAACGAAATGACGACAGTGATCAGTAATTCATGGCCGTTGTTATTCTGCCATTATTTTCCGCATTATAGGTTTTTCGCTCACCCTTATCATTAACCATTGTGATTTCGAGCTTAAGTGGTTGTTCTGACATTGCCTCTTTAAGAGACTTAGCCAGATTGTCGCCGAGTACACTTTCATCACTTTTCTTACCCGTATCACTCAGAATGATGGATTCCCGATTTCTGTTCTGCGAGCCTGAGAGAATATCAGTTTCATCACTCGGGTTACTAAGAGTGCTGGAGTCACGATTTCCAGTTTGCGAACCTGAGATAATATCATATCGCTGTTGAGCCAGCACATCCGGATTTCTCTTCCCTGACCACCGATCATCAGTAATGGCGGTCTGGATGGCGTTTAGCAGTTGTTCCTCAGTATAAGGTTGTGCGCCATTCTCATGTTTAATCATGGCTGCCATTATCGTTTTTAATGTTTCCGGATCGTGCAGATTTACTTGCTCTTTGGCTCCATATCCAGTGGCTTTTGAGACGGAGTCAATATATGCACGAGTTTTATTCTCTGATTGCGGAGCATAGGTATGAATAATCCCATCCAGAGTATTATTCCCCCTGTCACCATACAACATCAGCTGTCTCGCCATTGCAGCTCTTCCGTCGGCATCATTCGCAAAGGTAGAAAATCCGCCATTTTTACCCGTTGCGTTTGCTGCAGCCCTCAAATTACCGGGATTATTATTTCTGAAGCCAATTGCGTTATTCCTTGTTTCCCCGTAAGGAACATTGCCGCGTGCAACGTTGGATTGTGGCTGGCTGATAGCGGATAAGTCATTCTGCAATTGAATCGCAGAATCGGTCGCGCGGTAATTCGCATCGTACCGCTTTCTTACAGCATCAGTCATGAAACCCGCGTCAACCTGCCCACGTTCACTGCGGGGTAAGCTGTTATAAAGTTCCTTATCGTTCTGAATGCGCCGTAGTTTCTCAGCATCATTGCTGTTGATAAAACCGAGAGCATGAGACAGCCCAGTAAAATCACCATTAGTGAACAGATCGGTAACACCTTCAAGGCCGTCTTTGACTGAACCATCCGAAAGAATGGTCTTAAGTGCCTTGTTTTTTGAACGTTGCCACAGACCATCCCAGGATGCGCTGAGCTCATTCATAGTGCCGTTCACTTCACTCAATTGCTGATTTAGTGCCGGATCCACAGTCAGACCAAACTCATCAGATTTAGCCAGCAGCGTTTTCATGCGCTCACCTTCACGCATTAACGCCAACATTTCTGGCGTCAGCCCAAGAGCATCCGCTACGGACTTTTGTTGCTCAGGCCGCAACGAAGGGAAGACACGAGCAATCTCCTGTAATGTTTTTAGCGTATCAACAGAACCATCATTATTTTTCTGTATCTGAACACCGATCTGTGCGAGCGCACCAAGTACCTGCCCATTCGCGCCACTGGCGGCTTCTTTCAGCGTTTTCGCCATACCATCGATAGAAGCATTGGCACTTTCACTATCAGCGCCAAGGATGCGCATCGCTCCAGCAAGACGGGAAAAATCGTCTACACGCATACCGGCATTCTTTGATGAAACGTCCAGGTTATACGCTTCCCTGGACGCTTCGCGAAAACCGTAGGCCACCTGTTTAAGCCCGTACCCTGCAGCACCAGCAATACCGAGTGAACCCAACTTACCAGATAGCTCCCCAACCATTTTCAAGGGAGGAACCATATCCCCGATAAGCTGCACGTTGTCCCTGGCCGTTTTAGACAGATTTTCAAAACGTGAAATAAAGCCATTCAGCCCATCAACTGTTTCCTGCCCACCTAACTGAAGCCCTTCTTTCGTTCTATCGAGTTTAGGTTCAAGCCCACGGATAGCTTCATTGATACGGTCAATAACATCACTGACCTGATCATTTGCCACCAGCTCAAAATCAAAGACATTACTCATCGTCTTCAGGTTTCCTGAGTTTGTTGATCCGGGATGCCTGGGCTATCCACCATTTCAATCGGGCGCGGGTCATTCCCCACGCCCTATCTTCTGTCCATCGAAAGTAAAACGTGACGTCAGCGGCTGCTTCTTGCCAGGCTGTCAGGGCTTCCAGGTCAAAAAACTGAGCAGATACTCCTCACACTTACGGAAGTCGAGAAAATCCATCGGCTGCAGTACGCTTTCACGCGTACCGGAAACCAGCGCAATAAGCAGGCGCATCGCCGCGAGCGACGTTGACGCAGCCTGTTTCTCATAAAACTGCTCAGCCTGGCTTAGCGTGGGTGCTTTCAGCTCCAGCTGCGTATAAGTGGTCTTCTCCGCAGCATCATCCAGCGCTACGGTTAATGGAATGGTTTTAACGCGTTCAATCTCAGCCATCTTAGTTCTCCGTTACGTCGCGGCCTTCCCAGCGAACATCAAATACTGCATCTTCGCTTTCCACTTCCTGGACGTTGACCGTCCAGAGTGAACGGCCAATGATAGTTTTCCCGTTAGCCAGCTCGGCGATCACGTTGACGTTCGTCTGCTGGTTAAAGCCCTGCACATTCGTTCCGCCACTGTCACGCAGTCGGGCAGAAATGTATGGCGCCACAGGTTTTTCCTTATATCCGTGCACACCATCCATCCCTGTCAGGGTGGTACGGTTTACGGTGGCAGCCTGGTATTTAAACGAGCCCTCCACCATTACCGTCACACCGTTAACAGTGACATAGGCGGTTCCCGCCAGGCGGTTAGTAGTATCACCTGCCATCGTTTAAGCTCCTGTTGATTCAGCCCGAGTGCGGAACTGATTGAGCAGCGCGAAAATGCGCAACTGGTTCATGAGGGTTCCCGGCCACAGCACATCGACGCGGTTCGGATTTTTGGCGTTCTGCTCGACGATGATATTTTTTGCGAATGCCTCCGCATCCTGCGCATAACCGTTCCATACCAGAGTCTGGTACTCGGCAATCTGATCGGCCTTGATAATGTTTGGCGTGACGATCACCGCGCCAGGTGCAAATCGGGTTCCATCCGCAGCAAGCTTCATACGGCCAAACTTGCTGGTCACCGCTGTGCGCAGGTAGCGGGTCACAAACATCAGGCTGAACAGCGTCTCCACTTCCAGATAACTGTCATCTGCATCGCCATAGCTGTTTTTCTGGTAGGTGGTGATCAGGTTTTCAATGCGCACCGTGCCATCGTCATCGACCGTAAATGTCGAAATGCCGCTGTACAGCAGATTGTTACGCTCGGTCAGCTCAAAGCGATCCTGCAGTTCTGGCGCAAGCACCCCCTGAACAGCGAGCGACTGTAGCGGGCGGCCGGGGTCATTACGCAGACTCACCGCAGCTGCGCCGGTGTAAGCTGCAGACCATGCCCAGGAAGGGGACGGCGATTTATTTACGCCCAGCAGGGTCTCATGCTGGTTATTGCGCAGCTCACCTTTGGTACCGAGCTGGGCGTAAGTCCCGGTGGTGGTACCAAAGGAATGGCCATAAAGCTGCTTGTCCCATGCCCAGCGACCGCCAGTGTCTGACAGGAACTCCTTCATCACATTCAACGAGGTTGTATCGTCGTAAGGGTTGATGATGAAATCGAATGTTCGATCCTGCAGGTTTGCCAGCGCGCCGGTAATATCCGGAGCCCCGACTCCGTTAGACATAGCAGTAATCGTCAGTTCCAGGCCTGCAGGTGTGGACTCGCCTCCAGGTAAGCCGAGGAAGTTCAGGCGAATGTCGATCCCATTACCCGTAGCACCAAGATTCTTCGCGGTCAGGGTTACGGTATCCGTAGTCGCACTGGCGGTTACAGGTAGCGTGGTTTTTGCGTTAATCGCCGCGGCCAGAGAGGTGGCGATCGCTGCCACCGTATCTGTTGCTACAACGGTCAACTGAATGCGCTCACCAGCAATATAAAGGGAGATCACTCCGGTTGCCGTCGGTGCGCTGCTCACTTTAATGGTGCCGGTTGCAGCCACCATGGAATCGGAGTCTTCCTCCAGCGGCAGGATCCAGACTTCGGCTGCGGTATCATTTTTCTGATACGCCGCCATCATGGCCTGCAGAATTCCCCCTTTTCCTGTCAGCTCACCGACGGTATCCGAAGAGGAAACTCGCTGCGGAATACCAGGGGGGGTTGAGCCGGTACTGAGCATCCCACCGATAAGCAGGGTGCGCTGCGTGGCAGTGGCGTTATTCGCCATTGAGTTATCAAACTCAACGAAGAAAAGCCCTACCCGCAGGTTATCGGGAACACGAGCGAAAGGTACGGTCATTCATTTTCTCCCGCTTTTTTAGGTAATGATTGTTTCTCTGGCGCGCCCTCATCCTTTTTAGAGAGGATCACGTCCCCATCGCTCAGACGGCGACGCCAGAAAATATTGTCAGGTACTTCAGCACCCTCTTTAGGCAATGGGATGCCCTTGACGGGGCAGCGAACGCTGAGCCCGTTGTTCGGCTTAACAAACATGGATTACTCCTGAAGATTGAGGCTGATACCCGGTTTAACTGTGCCGTCTGGCATGTCGACCGCAATATCCATGCCCTCAAGGGGAACCGACTGGACAGGATAAAAATCTTCCGGCCCCTGGTAATGCTCTATGTCGATCTCGAAAAGAAGCTGCCCCATATGGGCCTCTCCTTCTGAATCAACATTGATGGCTGAACGAACTTCCGCGTATTTCTGAATATTCCGCGTCAGTTCGTAGCTGTTGATCACCGCGCGCTCCACCTGCTCGCGAAGGCTTTCAAGCGCCAGCTCTGCCCGCATGGCTCCATCATCCACTGTATCGCCGTCATACTCCTGAACGCGCCCAGTGATCCTGACAGTGGTGAGGGTGGTAAAAGCAGGGGTATTACGCCCCTGTGATTTTTTCTGTTCAAAAGGCGTCTGAACCAACAACACAGGATACATATCTGGTGAAGTTGACCAGTCGCGTGGAGAGAATACGCGGTCGCCCGCGCTGGTTGTCCCGGTTAGTGCAGTGACAACCATTTGCCGTATCGCTGCTGAATTCATCGCGGTTTTACCACATTGAGGACAAGACGAGATCCGCCATGACTGTCGGGTTCGACGTTTGACACAACAAATAACTGATTGATGATGTGACCACCGACCGTCTTTATAAATACCCGGTCAGATACAGCAGGTTGCGATTTACCCAGCTTGCGAAATTCAGCATCGCGCACACCCAACATCGGGCTGGAGGTGTTAATTTCTGAATCGCCATCAAGGTTTTCAGCAACCTGCGCATAACCACGGTCAAAAATCCCGTTAATTGTAAAAGGAGTACCGTTACGTGGACGGTACTCGTGCTCATCGCCAAAGACATCATGCAGCGGACTCAGAAGATGAGAATCCCAGTCCACGCCCATGTCATTACCCTGTCGTAACTGAAACTGATGGCTGAGAAGCAAGAACTCGCTTACGAAGCACATCAACATCAGCAATAACGCCGGACTGCAGAAGACGCTCAGCATCTTTGCCGGTTACAGGGATGCGCATATTTTCGCGGTACATCTCCCCGTCATGACGAATGCAATTCCCTTTCAACACCACATACTCCTGCGATTCAGTGTCTCCGGATTTTTCGTCACCACCATCGTCATCAACAGACAATTCGGCATCATCTGTTTTGCTCAAAGGCTGTTTTTCCTGGGTGTTATCGCCAGCATTCAGGTCGTCAACGCTCAGGCCGTCTTTGGCAGATCCTTCTGCATTCAGATCATCAGCCAGCCCGGTATTAGGTTGTTTTGCCATATCAGACCACCGTTGCGCAGAGGGATGCATTTACCCGGCTCGGAATAACCAGCGGGGAGGATTGCATCAGGATAAGACGCTGGGCTGGATCTTCTTTCACCCAGGATTTTGGCGCATAAGCCAGCGGACCGTAGTTGAAAGCCGGGTCCAGGATAACGCCAAAGGCGCGGGTACCCATCAGATCGGCACCACTCATAATGACAGCGCCATCGGGGATCATAGGCTTCTCGACGTTGTCCAGCGGGTCAATAAACCAGTCGTTATATAACCAGAGGTCAAAGTTACCCCAGCGCCCTTTATAAATTGCGCCCTTCATTACCTGTGGGCCGGCGTTAATCTGGTTACCAAACGGGCTCAGCGCCGGGAATGTAATGGCGTTATCCTTGATGGTGGTATCCAGTCGGAATGCACGCCATGACTTATTCGTAAAGACCAGATCCGTGGCGACAGAGCCGGACTCTTTCAGGAAAGTAGTCTGCCAGATTTCAATGTCATCTGATGGCTGGGTATTGGTAGCGCCAGCTGCAACGGTCAGTGGCCATTTATCCGAGCCGCTAAGAGTGATGGTCAGATCCGAAGCACGCCCGAAATCCACCACCTTAGTTTCATAGCCCTCCCCGGCGACGGTTACGGTCCCAGACACCAGCGCACTCGCCGCCATCCATTCCAGACGACGGTTGATCATGTCAATCTGGTCAGTCATTTCAAACTGAAGGTTCAGCATTTCGCGCTCGGCAGCGGTATATTCCCCGCCAATACGCTCACCAATCTGGCGGCGGATAGGTTTGCGCAGGTCCGGCGCGCGCTTATCTTTGATGTATGCCGGTTTGAAGGTATTGGTCTGGTATTTACGGGATTCGACCAGCTTACCTTCCACCAGCGGGGAGACGAACGGCGCCATACGACGCAGGCCGACATCAACATCAATCGCCACTTCTTCAGTCTCGTAAGTCACGACATTCGGGAAGAAGCGATCGAGCAGCCAGTTCTGACTGGTTTTCAGGTTAGGAACAACCTGCACCAGCACGCTGGTATCAAAAATATTTTCCATATTCAGTCTCTTGATAGTGCCAGCCGCAGCTGGCAAAAAATTTAAACGAGCCAGCCCCTGCCGGTTAAAGCATTCGTCAGGAGAGCCGTGGGGAAAATCAGGAGGTGGTTACAGGTGCCTGGTCACTGTCTTTCAGGAAGATAGCCAGCGGTCGGAGCGCTTTTTTCAGGTCAGCGGTCGTCCAGGAGTTATCAAAAATAATTCGGTGCTGGTTGAATTCCCCCATCAGATACAGGCCGCCGTTCTGATCGGAAGACGATGCATCAACATCATCAACCAGAATAGCAACGGGTAACTGACTGCCATCTTCAGCCGTTTTCACACATTGCGTGTATTTCCCGCTGGCAGCCACCAGGCCCAGGACAGTACCACGCTTAAAGGCACCGCCCGTAATGATCCCGGTGTCAGTCACCAGCTGGAGCGTGCCAGCGACAAGCTGATCCGGAACAAACAGCGCGCTCTTCATGCCAGGCGCAAACGCATTCTGACCAAACTGATCCATTATTTCTCTCCTCTTGTGGAGTTGTAGAGGCCGGTCATTTTACTTACCAGCGCAGACTTTCCGGTCTCTTTCTGTCCGCTATCCGGATTAAGCCGGACCTGGTGGCTTTCCTGCATACGCTGATCGAGAGAGCGTTTACGGGATGGCTGAGATGCGGCTGTGGCCGGAGCAGAAGAGGCTAGGACATTAATTGCTGCCGCAGAACTCATCCCGGTATTGAAAGCCAGTGACGCGGCCAGTGAAGGATTCGCAGCTGCATGCTTACTGCCGAAAATACGGGCGCAGCGTTTACGCTCAGCAGCGCGTGCATTTTTTACCGCCTTACTCTCTTTGCGATCGTCGTCGCCGTCGTCTTCAGAATCATCATCTTCTGACGCATCCGGATCATCGCCGTCATCTTCAGTATCATCGTCGCGTTCGTCTTCTTCCGCGTCGTCGTCGCGCTCATCATCATCGGCATCATCTTCGCGCTCGTCCTCTTCCGCGCGACGGGCTTTCGCTTTTTTGGCTTTTTTATCCTCTTCTTCCTCAGAAGCGGAAGGGCCAAGACCAATGAGGTGAGCAAAACTAAACGTCTTTTTCTTTGCCATTTCAGGCTCCTGTTTTTTCAAGTAAGTTTTTGAACGCAGCGTCAGGAGGACACACCTCATCAGCCAGTCCAATTTCAACGCCATCAGCAGCCATAAAACAGGCGGCCTGGGTACTTTTTATAACCTTTGCGCTAATCCCCCGGTTTCTGGCAACAGTGTTCACAAACAATTCGCCCATGGTGTTAATGTCCTGCTGGATGGCGGCCAGCGCTTCATCTGACAACTCTCTCAGCGGCGAACCTTCAGCCTTGCGGGATCCATAGGTGATGATCGTAACTTTAAGACCGTCATCTTTAATCCGCTGCGTCCAGTCAAGGTGCATGGTGATCACACCCACAGAACCCACTCCGCCGGTGCGCGGAACAGAAATCCGGTCCGCTGCACTGGCAATGGCATACGCAGCGGAATAAGCGCTTTCCGTCAGAATGGCATGGATAGGCTTTTTCCCCCGGGAGCCGTAAATGACATCAACCAGATCGAAGCATCCAGCGACCTCGCCGCCGGGTGAGTCGATATCCAGGCAAATGCCCGAAATGTCGGGATCTTCCATCGCAGTAAGAAACGCCTGACGAATGCCGTCATACCCTGTCATTCCACTGTACGGACGCAGACTGCCCAGTTTTTGCACCAGCGTTCCGCATATCGGGATGACGGCGACACCCAGCACATTGTCATAACCCGGATCACTACGGGATTCACGTCCCCGGTTATCGTCATATCCGTACCAGTCATCCTCCATGGCAAGAGAAGATTCGATTTTACTGATACCAAATCGGTCCATTACGGATGCCATGATGACTTCGGCTTTACTCGGGTGCAGCGCCAGCGGGGTGTTAAATAATCGCTGGGCCAGATGGGGTAGATTCACTTTTCCTCCGGATCGGTAATGGTCTGGCTCGCAAACTGGTCAGCCTGTGCCCAGCTCGGAAGCGGTAATCCGCGTTTAAGACATGACTCAATTTCTCTCTGGCGCTGATCAAGCACTTCTTCCCAGTCTTCACCGACGTTTTCACCCACCTCAATCTCGAGGGTGGAAAGTCCGGCATCCAGACCAAGAATGGCGCCTTTTTTCTCTGCAACCGGATCCACCCAGCCGCGCCCTGGCCCCATCCAGCGCGCGCGAGAATACGCGGCTCTGGCGTCAACAAAATCAGGTGCGCCTGCGGGCAGGGGTAAATCCTCATTGTCGTGAACTTCTTCAACAAAGGCGGTGAGAATGGGCTGAGCGAAGCCGGTAGAAAAATCGTCCCGGCGGCGAGTCAGTGTTTTCCATGCCTCCAGCAACGAGGAGCGTGCAGAACTGTAGTTAACGTCAGACCAGTCCTGGGTGACCTGCTGTGGGGACAACCCTGTTCCTGAAGAAAAATTACGGAGAACAGCAGATTCGAAGACTTCAAAATTGCTGTAAGGCCGCGCCGCGTTAACCGTCGTGATTTTCTCACCAGGATAAAGAATGGGCATTCGGGCACCATTCTGAAGTGTCAGACGCCGATCGTTATGGAACTCAACACGCCCGTCCTGATAAGTGCCTAACTCCGACTCGTCATAGGTCTCGCCCAGGGCAGACTGAACCATCGCAGGGTCATAGGGTGACTCAATGTAAGCGGCGAATATGGCATTAAGAATTGCTGCCTCAAGCTCACTCTGGTCATACTTCACCAGCATTTTCAGACGCTGAATAACCGGAGTCAGGATGCCGTTACCGCGGTGCTGCGCGCCACGCTCATGATCAAAATCGTGAACCACATGCGGGCGGCCCCAGTCAGTTTCACGCGGGATACGCTGCCACGTCATGGTTTTAGCCCCGCTCCACCAGTCACCGATATGGGCCTCCCTGATGTGGTAAGCAACCGGCGCACCGTCCGCATCAATTTCAACGCCACCACGGACATTTGGCATATCGAAATTCTGCTGAGGATTACTGAGGCGGTCAGGATCGACAATCTGTACCGTGGTGGCGTAACGCCCTCTTCCGGGACCAAGCCTGTCAGTTCTGTACTGGAGAATGGCCAGAGCATCCCCGTCAATAAGCTTGTGACGAAATCCCAGGCGTAACATCTGCGACACGGTGAGTTTTCGTTCAACATCACAATACCGGCCAGGATCGTTACTCCAAGTCCGCCAGTGCCCGTCCAGTGCTTTTCCGTACTCTTCCGCCCAGGACGCATCAAACGCCTTGTTTCCGGTGATCATTCTGAGAACACGGTAATCGGGTTTCATGATGGGGCGGAAGTTGGCACCAACCGCATTATCCAGCAGACGTGTGACCGCACCGTTTGCCCAGCCGTCATTACGGACCAGATCGCGTGCGCGGGACACGATGCGATCCCGGTAAATGTTAATTTCATTGTCCGGGGACCACAGCGCGGGTTGCCAGTTCGCCAGTTGATCGCTGAAAGAGTCAGCTGCGTCATAAGGTACGCGGCTCCCCCCCACCAGCATAGAGGGACGCTGCTGTCGCAACGGCTGCCCATCAGAGCCCAGTATCTGTACTTTATTCATCAGAATCTAAACCTCGCTGGTTTCCGGGGACGAGAGATAATCCCCAGTTGCGCCTGCAGAAGTTGAATCAGGGCCAGCAGATCAGCCAGGGTGCTTTGCTGATAGGACACTGATCGCGTCCCGTCTCCCTGCGTATAGGAAAACGAAACACCGTGGCTCCCGGTTGCTAAATCAATGTACGCCTGCTGAGCTTTCGCAAGCGCATCCCTGAGCTGATCGTCAGTCATTGCGCCGGCAAGCAGGCTGGTGTTCCGGTTGAACATGATTTTCCTTATTTCGGCAGGAGTTGCGATATTCGCTTACGTTTGACCGGCGCTGGTTCTTCAATAACCGCACCCGGCAGCTCGTAATTGATTTTTTCTTCCTGTACAACTGGCGCTGGCAGGAACTTATCCGGATCGGCTTCGAGGTTGGCGGCCCGGACGTTGAGTTTTAACCCCATATGTTTGAGACCGCACAGCGCGGCATAGCTGTAAACGAGGCAGTCAAGCGCTTCGTTAGCTCGTCCTGGTATTGCTTCCCAGATACTGTACCGCTGCCCGGAAATGACTTTGTAAACCAGTCGCTCCGCCAGCAGCTGATTGAAGTACCCGAGATCGCGATCGTCAGGAAAATGCATATAACCCGCAGCGGCGGCGCCAGGTTTGGGTGGCTCAAGATGCAGGCGACCGCGTATCACGTCTTTCGCTGAGTTAACCCCCAGAATGACAGGGCGGAAACTGGCTTTGCTTTTCGATGATGGTCGTTTGGTCGGCCAGACAGGATTGCGTTTGCCTCCCTGTGCAGACTCCCCCTTAATTGCCCAGACACGACGGCCAAGACGCTCTTTGGCGAATTCGTATACCTTCTGCGTATGGTGGCCGCCGGAGTCCATGCACGTTGCCATGATATTCAGGCCGCGCCCGTCACCACGTCGCCAGATCTGTTTCAGGTATGCATCCAGTCGCTTCCAGGGTTCTTCCGTCTCAAGGTCACCATAAATAACGTCATGCGCGACCGACCACGATTCTTCATCTCTCCCCCAGCCGGTGATCGTAATTTCGAAGCGATCGTCCTGGGTATCAACTCCAGCTGTTAACAATGCCACCCCGTCCGGAACGACGGCCGGAAATATTTCCCGGCGCGCCAGCAGAACATCAACAGGGAGCTGTTTCCCATGATTAGGTCGGTGCGGAAGCCCCATCTGGGTATTCCACCACGCCTGTTCCTTATCCGGATCGCCCTTCGCATCGATATATTTTTTCGCAATATCCGACGGCTTATCTTTTTGCCAGGGGCTGAAAAGCTTGGATGCCTGGTACCCCGCGTGGTGGTTATCGACTGCCTCCTTTCCACAGGAGGGGCAGATTGCGCGATAGACCGCATGCCGTTCCGACTCTGACCATTGCCAGACCTTTTCAACGCTGCCCTCGTCTGCCGCCCGCCAGGCAAGGTCATAATCCATCAGCGGTGAGTGCCGCTCCCCGCAGCACTCAAATGGGCGCGTCTGATGCCATCGAATAGTGTGCAGAGCTCTGAGGCGCTGTCCTTCGGACCAGCCACTACCACAGCATTCGCAATAGAGCATCGCCGATTTAGTCAGGTGTTTATCTCCCTCTTTCGGCCACTGAACGTGTTTGAAAAAGTCGGGGAACTGGCGGTGGCCACAGTGCGGGCAAACCACAGATGCCCGGCGCTGATCGGAGTCGGCGTAGCTGTCAGCAATGCGGCTCTCATCCTCCACCGTCGGCGAACAGGCGCGTACAGACAGCCAGGTCAGGCCAAATGTCGCTGTACGCTCTTCGGCCAGCGCAATTGGATCGCCTTCGCGGGTTATCGGGTACTTGTCCACTTCATCCGCCAGCAGGACACGAATCGGACGACGCGCAAGGTTATCAGGGCTACCAGCACCCGCCAGCGCCAGAAATCCGCCAGTGAATGCCTTGTAAAGAATGGTTTCTTTCGAGCTTTTCTGTTTCGAATCACCGATGATTTTACGCAGTACCGGCGTCACCCTTACCAGCGGGCTAATACGCTCTTTCGAAAACTGTTCAGCGGCTTCTTCTTTCGGCTGCAGCAGCAGTATCGGACAAGGATCGAGGTGGGCAAAATAGCCAAAAAGGTTTTCCAGCAGTGCTGTCTTCATCAACTGGGTACAGCACATTACAGTGATGATATGAACCCCGGACTCCGTCGCGGCAAGCATCGGTCCGCGGGCAATTTCTACCGTCGATGTTTCCCAGTTTCCCGAAGTGCTCCCAGCCTCTTTTGCCAGCTTACGATAGTCATCTGCCCACTGCGGCACACTGATACGCGGCGGGGGTGTCCAGCCTTTGCGGACGCTTAATTCAAGACGCTCAATCTTCTGCCGGGTTAAACTCTGGCTCTCCGAGGACTGAGATGTGTTTGTGGACATGTTCAATCAGCACCTCTGTCATCCTGTCCGCCGGTACATCCAGATCAGCAGCCATTAGCGGCGCCACCCTGGACGGCCAGTTAAGCCAGGCATCACGCTGTTGGCGAAAGGCGTTGAATAAAACCTCCTCGGCTGCTGTCAGCTCAATAAGCTGGCCGCTGTCTTTTTCATACTGCAGCTTTGCCTGCAGGGCCATGTAATTCTCGCGGATACGTCCCGCTTCCTCTCTCGAAAGATCTGCCCCTTCAGTGAGCATTATCTGGCGGACAGTTTTATTGATTTCATCACCGTCATCATCGTTATCGCTAACGACGGGAGTTTTCTTTTTCTTCGCGTTCGAGGCGCGCGGGTCTTTGCCATCGCGGTTTTTCTTCAAAGCCGCATCGCTGGCCTCTACGTCAATCAGGTCTCCGTCCATCACAATGAAGCGCCCGGCTTTAATCCACCGACCAATTGTTTTGCGATCCACACCTGAATGTTGTGCGTACTGACTCTGGTTCATCGTGGTCATGGGACATCACCTGGGACATTTTCTGGGGTGGGACATTCGCCTGGGACATTTTTGCCATGTCCCACCAGAATGTCCCACTGGAATAAACTGGAATAGCCAGAGCTGGCGAGGTGTCCGTAATGATCGCCAGAGGTGGGGCATGGGACACAAATCTGAAAGTTGTAGCTAGGAAAACACCGCGGCGCGCAATGCCCGTGCCTTACAAAAGTCTCAGGAAGGACCCATTTTTTTAATGGCTTCGACCATTCGCTCCGACTATGATTATTCCTATTCAATACAAGGAGAATGTAATGGGTAACAATATAATCAAAATAACTTTCGTAGCCGCAGTGCTGGCATCACCAATTGCTCATGCCCAGTGGGTAACTAATACTGAAGATGACCTTTTCTCTGGTGGTAAGAAAGCAATGATGCTTGGCGAGGTTTCATCCGACAATGGCGCCATTGTGTTTGACTGCACTAAAGAAAAGCTATCGGCGGCATACGTTGAAATGGATAAAAGCACCGAATCACTATCAGAGGTACCAATGGACCTGATAATGAAGGTCGACGGGAATACCGCAGTGAAGCTCGATGCTACCCTTTCAAGACGTAATGTTCAGAGCCTCCAGATTCAATCGGATGACACGGACCAACTGAAAACAGTGCTTAAGCAGCTTCAGGGGGCGAAATCCAAAGTGTTAGTTGGTGTGCAAACAAAGGATGGCGGAAACCAGCATTCCATGTCAGCCAATGTTTCTGGATCGACAACTGCAGTAAACAGCTTCATAAAAGCTTGCGAAATTAACTTATAAGTTACTGCTTTTATTTTGCCGTCCTGATGGCTTCTGCTATCGCCTGATTTAAAGCAGACGGTAGCAGTGCGTTCGCCATGGTACGGGCCCTATCCATATACCCCAGCACTGGAGTCACAGGTAGCGCATCACCAAACCGGATCAAAAGCTTTGGAGAACGCTGTTTGCGTTTCGGTCTTCGCGTCCCGTTAGCGGAACGTTTGGCCCGTCGCTTCTTAGCTTTCATCGGCTTCTTACGCTGCCAGACAGCGTTAACGCCATCAACCTCACCTACGAATACATTTTCCTTTGCTTTAAGCTGTGAGAGCTTATTACGCGGCATGTTGCCGTATTTGTTTAGCTTAACGTTCTTGGGATTTAATAGAGCCTGGCTATTGAGCTTGTGCTCTCCGCCAAACTCGAATGGTTCCAGATAACCAGCAGCGGTATCACGGACAAAAACCTTTGCGGTCAGATTGTTCTTTCTTGCCGCCACCGAACCAACTGATTTAACGGTAAACGGCGTGGGGCTCTCCAGATGTCGTTCGAATGCCGTCTTCTGAGCCAACTCAATCTGGCGTACAACTTTTGTCATCGCCTGAGCTGTGGCAAACGGGATTTGCTTTTGCAGTTGCTTTAACTGGTTTGATAAATCCTTCAGTGTTGCCATATCAGTCACCTGTATTTACTGCCTATTCTTCAGCATTATCGATTACAGTTACTGTCTGAATATCAGGATGTTACTTATCGTTGAGTCTGGGTAAGGTAATGGCTCAGCCCGTCAGCGGTGGGACGTTGGCGTACCAGCCTTGAGAGGAGTGCTGATTGCCTCTTGATAAGGAGACTTATGCAATTTCTTCACAAACGAATGCACCTGAATGCAGGTGATGTCGTTGTTGTTGACTGCTCGCACCAGTGCAACATCCTTCTCACTACCGACAGTAACTTCAATAGTTATAAAAATAACCGGGGTTTTCATCATCATGGTGGTGGTGGTTTCTTCGAGAGACTTCCGACCCGGTTGGTTGCGCCTCAGCCTGCAGGGCCAAGAGATATCTCAGATGAGATTAGGGACATGCTTCATTAATTATTTTAGTAATATCTGCGGCTAACTTATTCAGCCAACCTGAATTAATCCGAATGCCAGCCATCACATTTGCAGATGTGGTGGCTTTTTTATTTCGCTTATGTCTTTTCATTTTTTCCCTTTTTTGTATCGCCCCTTTCAGGCCGGCCTTCGGTGTGCGCGGTGGCATATTCACTCCGATAAAAATATTGAGCATTATCGCAGGCACTCAGTAATTCCTGCTGTAATACCCGTCGTGATGACCATTAAAAAAGCCACTCGAAAGTGGCCTTTGTGATGGCAATAAAAAACCGCCCGTAGGCGGTTATATTCAGCAGGTCGCATGTTATCTGTGAATGACAAACAGCGATTTACATTTAGGGCAAAGTAACGCCTGTTGTTGGCGTACTTTCGTGGTCGAGTGTGTGGATTTATGTCCGCATATCGGGCACATGACAGTCGTATTGGCTGCAAGCCCAACACGCTGCATTGCATAATCGAAAAATGACATGGTGGTTAACCTTTCAATGAATGGGGCTTATTATACCATGCATAGCTCAATTATTAATCAATCATCATCGCATGCTTGATGCCATTTAACTTTGTCGCAGGCACTCAGTGAATGTCTGCTGTAATGCCTGCTCAGCCAAGTTGAAGCACACCGTGTTCTTTTGAATCAGAGAATGCAACAAACCCAGTGTATTCGGGGATAGTGTTCCGTCATCAGCATCAAATGCTGAAATGGTTGCGTGAAGAATCAAAAATGCTCCAAATCCCGCGCCGCTGCTGCCCCTCGATGGTCAGAATCGTCAAGGAGGACCCGTTAAAAGGTAAGCAGAAAATCTGTGGTTAGAAGTGAAGGCTTTGACAACGTTCTAAATTTTATGACAGAAATAAAAAAGCATTACCTTTCAAGATAATGCTTTTTCACTCGAACTGAGTCTTATCACAATTAGATTAATGTGATTTTAATATCATAGCTTTCAAGCCCAGTCATTTTTTCACGAGCATTAAACTGGATATCGGAAACTTCTTTTCCTGTCTTTTTTTTGAGTTCAATAATTTTTTTTGTGATGAATTCAGAAATATCCGCTTCAGTTTTTCTTTTTAAATCTTCGACGTTCATTGTTTACCTCTCTTGATCTCTAACGTATCAACGCCAGGCATGTTACATTCCCCGTAGAGCACTTGTATAAGCGCTGATATGTTTAAAAGATAGAATAGAAAGACTCAATTATCAATAGTTTGCAGTACAATCTTCATGCAAAAGAGCTCGCGACCACACAAACCACTGTACTAAAATCCGGGTCGGTCACGAAACAACCAGATCTCATTTCAAAAGCTTCGAGGCTGCCTCGAGGATCTCTTCTGAACTGACATCACGATCAGAGGCTACATAAACTATTTTATGGTCTCCTGTCAGAGATGGAAATCCCGCTGACATCACGGGTAGGTGTGCTTTTTCCCCATTGGGAAACTCACGCATTATCGTAGTAATACCTTTCATTACGGTTACAACAACTGCTGGTTCTGCATTAAAAAAAACGATGACTTTTTTCATAATTTTACCGTGATGTCTCTTACAGAGATTGTCGGTTCAGCATACAAAAAAGGCTCCATAAGGAGCCTGAAATTTATTTTCTGAATTCTAACGAAGACTGACCTGAACGAATGTACAGTGCAATATTATCAAATGTAATCATTGTTGATTTGCAAAAAATACATTTTGCTCCGAAAGGATTTTTTTCAGTAACATCAAAGTTTGACGTTCGGTACTGAGATCCGTGGCAACACGGACATCTGAAGTGAATATTATTAGTAATAACAGTTACCTTATACAGCCACGACATTAACTGCCGTGGGGCCTTTAGGTCCCTGTTCAACACTAAATTCAACTTCCTGATTCTCATTCAACGTCTTGAAATCATTACTCTGGATAGCAGAGAAGTGAACAAACACATCTTTACTACCATCTTTTGGAGTGATAAAACCAAAACCTTTTTCAGGATTAAACCATTTAACTAAACCAGTCATTTTATTAGACATAAACATTACCTTTATTGAGTAAGCCCTTGGGCAGAATGGTCCGAAAAAAAATTATCAGAGAGAAAAGCTAACAAGGAAATCTCAACAGGAACAAGGAATAAAATTATTACAGCGACTGCTTCAGATAAATTCGTTACAAACCAGACATTCATTAACGCATGATTAACCAGACATAGCAAGGTTTAGTTTTGTAAGTAAATCTCAGTGGGTTTTGATCTTAAAAATTAATTTAAATAGCTTAAATCGAAAATTATGTCATGCTGCGTAAGACCTTTATCTATCACCCTAAGTTGTCAGGGATTTTGACTCAAGGAAGAGTCGTATTTCCTTCATAGTAAAAATTCACAAATTTATCCACGAAAACCGTCAACATCTTAATTTATAGAGCTATTATTTTTCCTCTACGGTTCATTGTTAGTATTTTTACGGACTCATAAATCCGCTCACATGTCATTCCTGCTCGGTAGTTTTCATCAGCGCGTTCAGCATGGTATCGAGCTTCTTCTGCCAGGCTTCCTGGCATGTCTACGAGCATTGTGGTGTCATGGCGGATGGAAAGTTATGTTGATTCGTTAGTTATCGAGCTGTAGAACGCTATGCTCTAGCGACTCGGAATAGGCAATCAGCCCGGTGTACTCAGGGATAACCTCGCCATCATCCGCTTCGAACTCAGGGATTGTTCCGGTAGTGATGGTATATTGTGGCTGGCCATCTTCTTTTGCGAAGGCAGCCAGGTCTTCAATCTGCTTAGCTGTAAGAACTACTGTAATGCTCATTCCTCAGTTGTTAAAAAGCCCCGCTATTGCGAGGCTTGATTGATTATGGCTAACGACTACATCGTAACGGTTATAAAAGAAGCTATTAGCCAACATGTGGTGTATGGTTGTTAACCGCCCACCAGGACAATCAACATGTCGATACTCAAAGATATCAAGATGCGTACTTTACGCCATGTGAAAAGTACTTGTCCTCATTGCTCCCGCCAGTCAAAGCACAGTCTGTCGAGAATAAAAAACAATATAACGTTAATTTGCCCCTTCTGTGGAAACATCTATCTTCCATCGGAAAGCAAACCAATAAAGTAACTGATTGACTACCAAATAAAACTCATACTCTCAGAATGTGGCAAAGCAGACATAACCTTTTATTGTTGTTCTCATTTAAGAGAATGTAACACCCAGAGTGGAGAGGTTTTTTTTCTTCTCCACAATACGGCGATCAAGTTCAGCCACTGCATGCGGGCGTATGGCATCAAGAAAGGCGTTATCCTGATAGGTAGACTGGATTGTCACACCAAGTCCGGCACCACTTTCCAGTATGCTTTTCTGAAGTTGTAGTTCTTTTATATCGTTATTGAGGTAATACGCTTCACTTAGGTTTTCTGCGTTCATCTTCTAACCCTGTTGTTGTTTGACTGCCTCACTGAGTCGTAAATGCGCTCACACGTCATTCCTGCCCGGTAGCTTTCGTCAGATCGCTCAGCATAATATCGAGCTTCTTCTGCAAGGCGTCCGAGCATGTCGGCGAGCACTGCGGCGTCGGCTCCGGCTGTTTTGCTTCTGACGGCAGTGGCAAGATCTGCGGTGTGCTTTGCGGCGTCCAGGCGAGTGGCAAGCTTTGTTGCTTCGGTACGCAGCTGGTTAACAGTGGCAGACAGGCCAGCAGCAGTGGCAGCGGATTTAGCGGCTTGTGCTTGTGCATCTTTTACAGCCTCATCACGGGCAATAATACGCCCTTGTTCAATCATGCGAGCGGCGGTCTGTGCGTTCGCTGTTTGCGATGATTCTACGCTGTCACGCTCGGCCCACTTCTTTTCCCAACCGCGGCTGCTCCATACACTACCCGCGATAAATGCGACGGCCACCAGCACCGAAATGGCAATGAACTGATAGCGCAGACTCACTGGTCTATCCCCCAGCACGTCAGCGCGCTTTCCTGGTCTCGCCGCTCTACCTGCCCATAGCAGCCATTTTTCTGGCCTTTGGTCAGGCGACAATCGCGGCCACCGTCTTTTATCCACCAGCGGATCGCTTCACAGGCTCCTTTACGGTCGCCAGCATTAATTCGCTTATAGAACGTAGACGGGAAACATTTTCCGGGGCCGATGTTATATGGGCAGAAAGATGCGATCCCGGCTTTCTGTGGTTCGGACAGTGGCACCTTGATATTTCGCTCAACCCACGCCAGCGCCTTGTCGCGTTCAATGGCATTTACCTGGGCGCATTTCTCAGCAGACAGCTTCATGCCCTGCACAACTGGCTTCCCATCAACCAACGTGGCGCCACGGCAAATCGTCCAGAGCCCGCCGCCGTCTCGATACGCCTGCTCGCTATTACCCTCTTTCTCATCCAGAAACTGATCGAGAATAACGGGCGCGGAAGCCCCGGCAAGAATCAAACCAACGACAGCTGCGCTTAGTTTATTCTTCAGCTTTGGTGGCATAGCCATTGCGACGATCCTCCCGTTCTTTCCAGCGGAAATACCAGTTCACTGCACAGGTAATAACGGTGCATGCGATACCGACAATAATTGCCCAGTCACTCAGGCTTAACCCTGCAATTCTGTCGGCCAACATCCAGGACACCTCTTTTGCTGTTTTAGCTGTTTCGGCATATGCCTTCGCTGATACACCGCAGCCGGTCAGCGTGGTTCCTGTTCCATATGAAAGTCTGCTGTAAATGGTGCTCATTCTGGTCATAGCCTCACCTCCGATTTTTCGGATGGCGCTGTGTGTGATGAAAAGGTCAGGCTTCACGGGCTGGATTTATCAACAAAGCACGTAGCGGATGATTCCCGTGAGCCTGAATACGAAAAAGGCCACGCAAATGCGCAGCCCGTAGCCAGAAATCAATATTGTCTTTACATCAATTTTTCTTAAGGTTAAATTCTTCTGACAAGTTGATGAAAGACAACTTGAATATTAGCTATTTGTTCTCTGTTATGCCCGCAACCCAATGCGGGCTTTTTTTCGCCCTGCTAAAAGTTCCACCGTTGTGAGCCTTTTTGCTATGCAATAATGGATGCGTGGTGCTGGGTGTCTCCCGGTGATCCTTTGGCTGACAACCCATGCCTCACGAACATTTCACAACGGGATATAGAAAAGGCCATGCATTTGCATAGCCCTGAAAGATGTTTATGCTTTATTAATTCGCTGGAATATCTGGCATGGCGCGATCCATAGAAGAGCTAATTAACGCCTTAATAGCGTTGCATACCTGATAAAATCCACCCAGCTGAGATGAGACAGAAAAACGGGAGACGTCGTCTCCTGAGCCTACTTCAGCATAAAATGATGAGTTCTCATACCAGAGTGAGATGCTTACGCCCTGCCTGTAGCCACCTGTTAGCGGAGAATCATCAAGAGTGGTTGCAATCACGAAATTCAAGTGGTAACGGCTGTCCATATTGAGTTGGGGGATTAAGACAGGAAAGAACTTCCCCTCCTCCTCCCAAATACCAATGTCCACATAAGGCCATCTTGTTCCGTCAGAACCAGTCCACTCACGAGATGTAAGATCAAGAGAACCTGAATACTCTCGTAGTAGTTCGCTCGCCTTCTCCTGAAGTTTATCCTGTAACTTCCATTGCGCCTCGACCAGTTTAGTGCGTTTTTCTTTCAGATCCTTAAATGTTAATTCCATGCCACTCTCCAGACAAGTTTTGAAAGGAATCTGCATAGTAACTCACCCTGAAAGCACATGGTTATATTTCACTTACACTGAGTGCGAAAAGCAAAAACCCCGCCGAATGGCAGGGTTCCAATGATTAGGCTGTGTGTCGAAGTGACGCTCATTACGCTGCTAAACTGTGCTGTTCTTCAATCAGCGGCTGGCGATGATTGCGATCAAATACACCCTTTAGCGCCTCTTTGCGCTGCTCAAAGTGCCAGCCCATGCCAATGAAAACTGTATTGGCCCGCTGCAACTCAGTTACGCAGTGGATCTGCTCCGGCGTCAGGTAGTCACGGATGTTCTCTTTTTTGTCGAGGTCGTGGTAAACACGAAATTTTGCCGCCGTCATACCGAGCGCGATGCGGTTAATCAAATCGGCTTCGTTGCTGAAGTGGTAAGGCTTGATTTCTTTACCCTGCACTTCACGCTCATGCTTAATGGCATCGCTCATCGGGCGATATTCCAGACGGGCGGTGTTGCGATCCATTTTTTTGCCCGCCAGAGCGCCACGCATGCGGAAGAACTCAGCAACCAGTTTCTTTTTGAACTTGCGGACAACATCGTTATTACGCATGTAGGTGATCAGTAGAGTGGTTTGCTGTTCATTCAGTAGCGCCACTCGACGCTTTTGAAGACCACCGTCAGTTTGAATGGTTCGGATTTCAAATCCGACCCTTCCAAATTCTTCAAGATCAGCCTTGTTACGGTCCACTAACTTAATGACGGTGTCATGATCACGCCCAACCCCGTCAGCAATAGCGACAGTGCTGGTTACAAGGTCGAGTTTTTTAATTTCAACTAATTGCATGGCGTTTACCTTACTTTGAGATGAACCTTTGCCGCACAGGAAATCAGCCCGTCGAGGCTCGCCAGCGCTAACCGACTTCCTCAAAGGCTCATTTCAAATGGATTGGTTCGACGTGATGGATGCGCGGGCGGTGCGCAGGAAATGCGGATACAAAAAAACCCGCAACGTGGCGGGCTTTTCGAGGTTAATTATCTACAGGCGTTATACTCCATAATCAGAAGCATACAGGACGGTTTTATGCAAAGTCAACACCATCATGCGAAAATTTGTCGCCATTTGTTCCGATCGTATTAATTACTGGTTGCCTTCTGAAATTCTGATGATGCCCGACTCTCCTCCTTGTGCAGTACATCAATCAGCATTTCATAGAATGGCTTCCAGTTACGCGACCATGAGGACTGATGGAGATCCGGGAGACGCTTCAAAATAGCGCGGTGTACCGTTGCAGAGGAGACAGCAGAAAAGCCATTGCCTGAGCAACGTTCACACGTTTTGAATACCGGTGCGCCACGCTCCTTGGTAGCGATGCGGTCGAGCACCTCACCTTTGCCGCCGCAACGGCATCGGGCCAACAGCTCACCTTTACCGTTACAGGCGGTGCAAAGACGCTTAACCTGTTCACGTTCTATTTTTGGCGTAACAATCTCGTCACCATCGATGTTGTAGAGTCCAGGGTACTTAACCACGTCCTCACTCACCTCAATAAGTCCGCTACCGCTGCAACAGTGACATGTCACGCTGGTTGCAGCAGAACGGGAATACTCAGCAAAGGCAAATTGCGCCAGCGTCAGCATACATGCTCCAAGAGCATCACCAGCGGCTTTGCGGACATTCTTTGGGGCGTTTTTGATAGCAAACTGCGCCAGCGCCTGCGCCGCCAGTTGTTCATCCGTCTTGCTGATCCCAGCTTTACCGAAGAATGCAGCCAGGCCAAAACGCGCGCGACTGCTGGTGGTGCCAATGGCCGCCATAACATCGGTGCCGGTGAGACGCTCCGGAGAGGTTCCTTTAACTTCGTCGCTGATATGCATTCCCTGAGGGCTGAAATGTTTGAGTGATGCTTCCAGTTTCATTGGATAGCGCCTCCCTTCTCGGCAGTGCCAAACCAGCCAGGATGCGCCCACTGAATATCGGTAACTTTATGGCCTTTCCCCCATAGCGATATCGAACGCATTGCAACGTAGTGCATAAATATTTTTTCCCGCTCAAGCCATTCACCCTCAGGCTTATCTTCAAGAAACTCATCGATTGCATCAGCAATAAGGCCAAAGCATTCGGGATAGTCGCTATGACTGATAGCTATGTCTCGTGCAGCATCCTGGAGTTCCATGAAGCGCTTTTGGGTGAATAAATAAGACATTTCGTGAATTAGACGATCCATTATTGGTTCCTTAAGCTTTTGCATACCGACGCGGTTGTGATTTTTGCTGCGGGGCTGATTTTGATTTCGCTTCTTCCTGGTCAATCGGCAAAAAATGCCCATTGTAGAAACGGCGGTATACGGTCCCAAGAACGCCGTTACGCTGTTTGGTGATGTTAATTTCCGCGATCCCTTTTGCCTGTGATTCGGGGTTATACACTTCATCGCGATAGAGCATCATGATGATGTCAGCATCTGCCTCAATTTCGCCGGAGTTCTTCAGGTCTGAGTTCATAGGACGTTTGTTAGGTCGGGATTCCACGCCTCTCGAAAGCTGGCTCAGCGCCAAGACGGGAGTGCGGTTTGTTTTGGCGAGGCGCTTTAATCCCTTCGACAACTCACCCACCGCGAGGTCATAGCGTGCCGTACTCTGGATCTTAATGAGTAACAGATAATCGATAACTACCAGCGCGGTTTCAGGATGAGCAATCTGATGACTGGTTGCCGTTTGCTGGATCTGTTCAAGCGTCAGATCTGTGGCATCAACCATCCAGATATTGCGCCCGGTAAGATGCCCGATACCTGTAGATAATCTTGCCCAGTCTTCATCTTCAAACTTCGCGGCCTCTTTGAGCCTGGACACTGACATGCCACCAGCAGCAGATACCATTCGCTCGCCAATCTGGATGTTGGCCATCTCCATGCTGAAAAACAGTACGCCATGCCCCTGCTCTGATACTTTATCGATAATGTCCAGGGCAAACTCGGTTTTCCCCATCGACGGACGGGCGGCAATGAAGACCAGATCTGTCGGTTCAATGCCACCGGTTTTTACGTCCAGTTCTTCAATACCGGTCATCAGAGGTTTGGCCTCTTCTAGCCCCTGATTTCTTGCGTCTACCCGGTCAATTACCGCAGGTAAAATTTCATCAATATGCACAGGTTGAACGGTATCAGGAGTGAGTGAGATTGCAGCCATAGCCCCCTGTGCGGCCTTCAACGCTTCGACTGCGTTATCACCATTGGCAGCATTGCGAATGCCAGCCAGCGCCGTCTCGATTACAGCCTCAGCGTCACGAACGGCAGCGTTACGTTCCAGAGTGGAGACGTAATACGTCAGCGCTGATTTAGCCCAGGCGATACGACTTGATTCGAGTATCGTTGCGCTGTGTTCTGGCATGGCCTCACAAAGCAACAGCGGATCTATCACTCCGGTTCCGCGAGCCTGACGACAAATGCCAGAATAAATTTCACGGTACTGACGGACGGAGAATACGCTCGCCGGCATACGGGAAAGAATGCCCAGAACCTCAGGATCGGTATTGCGCAGAAAAATTGCGCCAATTACCGCACCTTCCAGATCATTATTTTTCCATACCGGAGTCATCATGCGGTTATCCCTGCAGCAATTGCGCGATAGCTTTCCCAGCCAAACGCCAGACGGTTTCGCCCACCATCGGTAACCCTGTCCACGATGCGCTCACCGATGGACTCCTTCAATTGCTCAAAGGTCAGGTTACTTATCAGGATTGTCGGAAGTACGCTCTCATAGCGGGCGTTGATAATTTCCTGCAGAATGGTCATTTCCGTCGGACTACCGAATTGCACGCCCACCTCATCAATAATCAGCAGATCCAGTGATGCGAAACGTTCGATAACGTCTTCCTCGGTACTGTCAGCACCGTGGCGCCACGTGTTTTTCACAGCCCGGGTCAGACGCATAACATCGGTGATTTCAACCCTTGCGAGATAGTTTCGAATAATGCTTTTCGCCATCGAAACAGCCAGGTGGTTCTTTCCTGTCCCGCAGTTCCCGGTCATCACCAGCCCCGTTCCTGCGTTAAGACGCTCCGACCAACTGTTGACGTAGCGCTGGCAGGCTTCAAGGTTTTTTGCAGCACCCTGATTAACCGCTTGATAATTACTAAACTCACAGCCCTCAAATCGGCGGGCGATCCCGACGTTGTCCAGCAGGTCAGATACCTGCAACGCATGCAGCCCGGCATCGACTGCCGCCAGCTCATCGCGCACGCACCCCGGGCACAGGGAATGTTTAACATTTTCGGTACCACGAAACGCTTTACCAGTGAGCGACATGCGCTCATAGTCGCCATGTTTTTCGCAGACTGCGGTATGGACTTCTCCTGACTCCCAGCCCCTCAACTGCCACGGAGTTTTATGTTCTACAGCGAACGCTAGTTCTTCACGAAGCCCCTCACGTTTCGCCAGCAGAGAATCCCTTTCTTCGCGTTGTTTGATGTTCAACATTGTGTTTCCCCTTGTCACCAGTTGCAGTCTGATTGGCCGTAATCCTGTTCACTGAAGCCAGATACCGGAAGCGCACTGCGACGCCCACCTCCGGGAGCGGATGGAGTTTGCCAGGCTTCTTCGAAATGCCGATCGGGCCCAAAGAACGTTGCCGCCTGTTTGACGTATTCAGTACCAAGCTTGCCCGTCGTGCGGATGTAGGCCGCGTAGCGCTGCACGCCCGCCAGCAGCTCTGATGCCGTTGCGCCGTCGGCGATGCGAGCCTTCCAGTGTTTGTAGGCCGTTGCTTTTGGATTGCCACCAGCGCGTTTTGGGTATGCTTGCCAGGCGGTTTCGAACTCTGGAGAGTATTCCTGTCGCGCTGCTGGTTTCGTACCACTGGTTTTCCCAGATGATTTACCACTTTCGGAAATGGCCGTCGGTGTAGCGGCGCCAGCCGATGCACCAAGAGTGTTTTTAATCTCTGTAGTAGTCTTTGTTGTAATAACCATTAGAGAGCGGGCGTTTTTCCCCTCATCCATCGGTGCATCCTGCACTTGTCGATCAGGGCAACTTGCCCCGTTCGATGAGGGCACCTGTTCCGCATCATTAAGCAACTCGCAATCATGGTTGATGGTGTAATAATTTGTCCGGTCATGCTGGGACTTATTGAGCTGCTCGACATCGAGACATCCCTGTTTGACGAGTGATGTAAAAGCGCGTTTAACGGTATCTGCCGACCAGAACGGGAATTGTTTTACCCACGACTCATAGCTGTTGAACACCCAGCGGCGACCAGAATGGATAACTCCCTGTTCTTTGTCGTTAATCCAGTAGTTAACCTGCTGCAATACGATCGCTTCGTTCAGGCCGATACGCGTAGCAAGCTCAGGGTTGATGACTAGAGGGCGAAAATTAAAAAGCATGCTCATGCTGCACCCGCTAACTCAGTATCGTGAGTAAACTTGCCATCCCAGCGCTTCTTCATCGGAAGGTGCCCCTTGAGATAGTGTCGGTAAATCCACACCGCGCCTTTGCGCAGCAGGAGCGGCTTGAATGTGTCGCGCATATCGCCGTCGTCCTGCTCTATCTGCCCGGTACGCTCACTGAGGTAGAGATCGCGTGCATAGTGATGAACCCGCCAGCGCGGATATTTAGCATTTGGCTGGTCGTCATAGAGCCAGTTATGTTCGAACAAAAACGCATTGACCTGCTGGACGTTGACGCCGTTAAGCTGCTTACAGAACTGGCAAGGAGACATACCCGGATGAAAGAGATTTTCCAGGTGCTCGATGTACTTTGCCTGGCGCTCGACGTATCCAAGTGCTCGACGGGCAGCTTCACGTTCGTCAGCCCATGCGCGAGCAGCTGCGACTTCGTCTGAAAAATCAGGCAGATCTGAATTAACCGCCACCAGCTTACCTGTGCGAAAGTCGAGGAAGGTCTGATTCACCTGCAAGCGGAATACTGGTGAGATCCACCCGGCATACTCAATGGCCAGCAGTTCGTGAGCGAAAGTGCCGCCATTCCTGCCTTCGTCTGAAACTATGCAAATCTGCACAGTTTCTTTTTCCAGCTCAGCGATCAGCGATTTAGCAGTTTGAGTGCGCAACCACTGAGCGGGGGCTTTGTTAGCACCAAGGCCACTCGCCTTGTGCAAAGCATTCAGGTTAAAACGCCCTTCAGCATCGGTAGTGATTTCCACACCTGCAATAACAGGTAGGCTTTCAGCACCATTACTTGAATTATTCAGATGTTTATTGATATTATTTTTCACGAATTTACCTCGCCAGGTAGATTTATGCAGGTATGAACAGTAGTGAAGTTAGAAAAGGCCGGTGAGGGAACCCATTCTCTTTCCGGCTTTTTTCTTACCGTCTCTCCGATCTGATGTTGTCGTCTGACCAATAGCCCACTGGCGTGCGTAGTAAAGACAATCGTCATACGCCCTGCCTTTGCGGGTTGCCTGCGACATCCGGCGGTAGTGGTCAACTCCGACCACCCCCCCCCTGACACACCGGCTCTGAAAATCCCTCGGACGCCAGCTGCGCGGCAATATTCTTGCGAATAAAATCTACCGGATTCATACTGTTATCCCCTCCAGAACATCAAATGAGACAGGATATGGAAAACCCGATCGCTAAACTTGCGCTTAACTACTGGTACAAAGTGCTTATTGCTGGCGGATTCTTTGTCTTCTTGGTGAATGGAACCGGGATCCTCACTGCATACCCGACAGCAGGTACTGGACTCATTTCCCTTGGTTGCGCTTTGTGGGGAGTCGGCGAATGGATTAACCACCCCTACCAGGAGGTATTGATCCCCGGAGTTTTTGGCCGACCATCCGGGAAGCTGTCCGGTTACCCCAGAAAAGTCAGCTTGGCCGGTATTGCCTTCGATGTTATCGGTGGCGCCCTTATCGTCTTTGGAATTGTTAAATTGTTCCAATGACCACCCAATTAGACTTACACCCCCAGTAGCTGGATCGATAACTACAGACCCAGGAAACTTACGCTCAAGATCAACCAGCATCATCCTTAGCGCCTCAAGGTCAGAATATCGCTGTGGCATGTCACACCTCACCTTGTTCTGTGTGGCCATGCCTTTTCAAGCTGTCAGGAAGTCCATCATTCTTATTGGGGTAAAGATCTGGCCTCACCTCATGTGGAGTGATAGCCCATCCAACCAGCTCTGAAAGTTTCAATACAAATCGAGCGGGAATTACCGATTTAGCAAACCATTGATTAACGGCCTGAGGGGTAACCCCTAAACCTTGGGCGATGCTTCTTTGAGAAGTAATTGTTCCCAACTTTACACGTAAATCTGTATTCATAACTCACCATCAAGTTTATCTTTACGATGAGAGGTTACATCAAGTATTAATTAACATGCAAGAAGTAAGATCATGCGTTAAACTTGAAATCAAGCGATGCTTTATGCATGTTGACTTTGGGATAAAACCTTTGGGGGAATGGCGTGGCAACCGCAGACATGATTCAAGAACTACTTAAGATAAAGGGTTGGAGTAAGGCGGAGTTAGCCCGCCAACTTGGTGTGAGTGCGCAAACTGTTGTGTACTGGACGAAAGGAGATACGGTTCCCAGGGGTAAGCGTCTAGCTCAACTTTCTGAGATCAGTGGATATCCACAATCTTGGTTTTTAGGTGAAGAGCAAAGTCCATCCTTTCCCGCTTCCTCTCACAAAGCAGACGAAAAAAATGGTGTAAAATTCAGTGTATTGGACATCGAATTTAGCTGTGGTGATGGTACCAACGTTAAAGGCGATTTTATTGACGTAGTACGTTCCATCGAACTTGATCCGGAGTATGCCCGGCAAGTGGTCGGAAACAGACCATTCAAAAACATCGAAATTGGAAATGCCAGAGGCGATAGCATGCTACCAACAATAGCACCGGGAGATCTGCTATTTCTCGACAAAACAATCACATATTTTGATGGTGATGGAATATATGCCTTTTGTTTTGAAGGTGAATGTTTCGTCAAAAGACTGCAGAAGACAGGAAGCAAAATCGTCGTTCTTTCTGATAATCCAAATTACCAAACTTGGTGCATCGAGAAGGACGCTTTAAACATGCTATACATCCAATCAAAAGTTGTATCCTCAGTTCCATTCAATATAAATCGATTCGGTTAATCATTGATTCAAAACGGGCTTCCCGCCCGTTTCCTACCACCAAAAAATCCATTCAAAAAAATAATCAAGTTTAACTTGACTAAATCTTTTCCCATATATACTCTCTCACCATCAAGTTTAACTTGATTAAACTTTAGCATCGAGGGGAGTGAGAATGAAAAATTCAATTGAAATGTTGGAAAGCATCGCAGCTGATATTGTGGAAAACACCTCGTTACTTGAGGTTATTTACCGCATCAATGAATTGCCACCAGAAGCCGATAATGCAATTGCTTGCCTTATTCGCTCAATGCAGAAAACGCTGGATGGTGTTAATGAGTATGTTTCGATGTTACCCACTACTACTCGAGGTGATAAAGCAAAAGATAGAATCGATATTGATGATATCGCTGATGATGTATTTAATGTGACTATTACAGTGAACCAGCTTAACGAACTGGCACATATATACAATGAGTCATATTTCACCGATAAAGATAGTGACGATCCAAAATGCCTGATGTCAGCAACAATTTATGACTACGCAAGAAAAGTTAAGGATGAACTGAAAACCATCGAAACTAAATTAGGTTAATAAATAAAATTTTTAATAACGCCTTAATCGGTGGGACATCACTCACCCTGAGGAAATGCAAATGAATATTATCGTCAGAAATGAAGTCGTGAATAACAAAGCCCATCCAGCCAATCAGGATGACGACATTCTTTACATAAACAAAGCCCACAAAACAGCAGAGTGTGCCAATAAATATGCACATGAACTCCGTGCTGAATTTACCCAGTTGCTTATGCCAGCAATCACACGCACTGATGTGAAGGTAGCGGGAAGATTCACCTCATTACTTAATGAGCTTTGCTTCATGACAAAAATGACGATGGAGAACACCTCAAAGGGGGGGGGGCAATAATGACGTTTCTGAAAGATAAAGCAGCACACAAGACAGCAAAACTTTTCGCCTCTTATGGAAATAGTTATCTGCATATTGCAAACCTTTTTCTGCGCAAGGCTTACGGGCGGTAGTGACAATGAAAAACAACACCATTGAAATTTATCGCCGCCGCATTGCTATTGCGACATTAAACCGAATGAAGCGCAAGACAGGAGGTTATTGTCTCTCCGTAAATATGCCCGATGACAATATTCAGGTTATCGAGATTAACGAAGAATCAATACTGAAACTTTTGCTGCGCTTCGAAAAACAGGCTCGGACTGAATTCAACACAGAAGCGGAAACATTTCTTCGCCAGACGTATATGAAAAGCGTCGATATCAATGGACACACCGAATATCTGACCGAAACCGGAAAGATGATTGTTGACGAGATTTTTGCGGAGTTAATTAAACACGCGAAAGAGAAATACGTATGTGGAGGAATTAACTGATGGCCTCACAACAAACAATTATGCACGGAATGCAGATCCCCCCCCCCAGTCCTCAACGTGGATCTGCATGTGCTTCCGGATTTCACCGGACGCGTGGTTCTTTACATCGAAAAAGGGCGTGTGACATGCGACCGCCGGCTGCTCGACGACGAACATATTTGCGCACTGGACACTTTTATCAAAATGGCTCGCGAAGCCGGGTTACGTATACAGGAGCTAACTGGTGGCACTGACAGCAATTCGAATACCTGAACGCGTGCACCTGCAGGCGATGCAGGTCCTGCTGCGATACCGACGGAAGCGAGTATATGCACGACGTATGCGACGCACCGGACTTCTCAGCCTGAAGGTTAATCCGCGCTGGCGGCTGCTATCGAAAGACGATGGCCGGAACTGGGAAGTAATGAGCCATGAAACTTATAACCGGGAGAAAGACAGATGATCGACAACCGCACCGCCAGCGCAATTGACCTGGCATTTCAGATTCACCATACGCCTGTGGGCAACTTGTTCGTTGCGATGCGGCATGGCCGTATGAAGCGCTGCTTCAGCCGCGATACGGCGATCCGCTATCTGGCGTTCTTTATGACTACCGAAGCTTTCCGTCGTTCCGGCTTCGAGCAACGCTACCCGGATGTGCAGGCTGTCCACCCTCTCAATCCAGAACTGAATTGTTGGCAGCGAGGAGGCACAACAGTTGAGTACATCGGAGCCCACCAGCGCTGTGTTCGACGTCTTCGCCGCATTCTGGCCATTAAGCGTGACATGACGAAATGGTGTGAGAAGTGGGACGCCATGCACGACCGCTTCGTTAAAGAGGTTGACGAACTACAGGCCAGTAAACCGGAGGGTATTCGATGAGCAGCAATTACGACGCGCCAGAAACTACGCCAAACGGCATCAAGATCGGAAATCGCGTTATTGGCTGGTCTGGCGCGGTTAAACAATTCGATGGTTCGCGCTTTGACTCCCGCAACTCAGAGGGGCTGCGTTGGTTGGCCTGCATTATGGATGCCGTGGCAGCTGGTTGGGTTTCTCTAGGCGCAGAGAAAGAACTCATTCTGTGGCGCTGGCTGGTAGCAACAGTATTCATCAACGAAGAGAAGGATAAGAACGGCACTATCGAAATCCCGAACGAAGACGGTGGTGTTGATATCGCAGTGATCTATTCGGGCAAGAAAGGAAATTTGAGTATCTATCCCGGTCCGCTGCGTTTTTCTCTCGCCAACCATGTGGAAGGCATTGCCATCGAGAAATATGGAGTTTGCGAGGGTTCAGCCCTTGCCCTTCGCATGTATCAGGACATGGTGATTGCAGATCCCGGCTACGGATTCAGGATGTCACCCTTTGGGCGAAAAGGACTTGAGATGCTTCACGATGACTACATCGGAGAGATTAACACCAACGGCATGCCAGAAGCGCATGTGATTCACTAAGGAGAAAGCAATGTTTATTTATACCGATCTGCTCCGAGCCGCTCTGTGCTGCACAGCCAGTCAGGAAGACACACGGAAGATCCTGAGAGGTATACACATCACGCCAACCCACATTCGGGCAACCAATGGTATTGCGGCCGTATCAATGTCACATGGTTCAAAAACCGAAATTGAGGGTGTATTTATCCTGCACGGTGATATCCCGGCTAGCGCAGAAGGAACCGTATTCCAGAAAGTTGGCAGCCAGTGGATTGCTGCTCATTCGGACGACTACGAGCGACTAGTTGGGCATAACGAGCTTGAACTCGTTGAAGGCAAGTTTCCGGATCCTGGCAAATTGCTGCCGACAGAGGAAGAGCCCTGTTCAGAGTTCCCCATTTTTGCCGCTGAATTGCTGGCTTTGCCTTATCGCATGTTTGGCAAGGAATTCACATCAATGCCCGTTAATTTCAAACTCTTTGGCCCTGAAAAACCATGCCAGGTGCTGTTTAACGTAGCTGTTAACACTTTTTACGGCGATCCAGTGTTGGTAATCATGCCGATGAAATCGACGGTGTTCGAACTGCACCGTAAGGCGATGGAAGGATGAAAAAGATGTATGTGTGCTCCCTGTGGGCACTGTTCTTCTCAATTCTGTTTGGTATTGGCGCCGCAGCCGGTGCAATAGGTTTTATCGGTGCAATGAAAATGTTGGCAGGAGTTCTGTGATGAAAATTGACTTCAACGACTACGGGGCGGTTGCATCGGTAACGATCACCAGCACTATTTTCGAGTTTCGCAAACATAACCGGGTGGTTGACACCACTCTGTTTCTGGTGCCGGGAGTGGTCAGCGAACGGCGCGGAGCATTCTTCATGAAGACATTTATTTCAGGGAAAACCCGCGATGCACTGCGGGCTTATAAAACCGTACAGTGTGAGGTGAAACGATGAGCAAAGGCCAGCAACCAGCCTATCCATGCCCGCGCATCGATACTCCCCGTGACATGACTTACCGCCAGCACCTCGTTGTGCAGATAGCGCCGGTAATGCTCACGAATTTTTTTAGCAATGATGCCTGGCAGGATTACGACGACCTAGCCAGAACTCTGGTGATGGCTGTAGATGCCATCATCGAAGCTGAGCGGGAGACGGCGAAATGAGCAAAATCACTAACCCTGTCGTGCTTATCTATAAGCGCGAAAACAGTGATACCTACGCTGTCGCGATCACCAATGGCAGCCAGGACTATCACGACGCCGTTCTGATGGCGACGATGGAACCGGATATGGCCGGTGATGATGTAGATACCTGGAGCAAAACCGGTTACTACATGGCGGCGGAGATTCAGCGCTTACGCCAGCAGTTGATCGCCCCTTTAAGTATTGGGGAGTTAATTCAGCGTCTTGAATCGCAGACTGGCGACCACTGGGAGAGAGTGGTTAGCGATGTCACTTCTGGTAAACCGTTGACCATCACCCTGCCAGATATTACGTCAAAAGCGTTCTGGAGCGATACCGGGAAAAGCGAAGTATTCCATCCGGAAACCTATAAGCGCTGGGTGAAAGAAGCTATAGAGCGAGCTTGTGTCATTGCCGGGATCGGCGTGGAGGTGAAGTGATGACCACCACCACACCAATAATGACCGCCTCAGGAAGTGTGCAGTTTCGCCACTACATGGTGACTGTTCACGCTATTGAACGCTATATCGAACGCATTGGTGGCGATGTAGGAAATCTGATCCTCGATCTCAAAAACGCCTGGGTATTTGATGTCAGCAAGAAAGGTATTCCCCGCTCTTTGTGCGCCTCAGTCGCACGCTGCGAACGTGAAGGTGGATACGGGCTCAGGCATGACAAGGCTATTTTTCTGATAAAACCCAAGGCGCGCCAGCATGTCATTGTGACGACGTTATCTGCAGAGGTGAAGTAATGCACAAAGCATTTGAAATATGGGTGCGCCAACGGTACGGGAGCCGTTACGACCTTACGCGAGATTGCGACGGTTTTTACTGTAGGGAAGTGGTAAAGCTGATGTTTGATGTGTGGCGCCACTGCCGTGGCCTTGACTTGGTGTGAGGCGGGTATATGAGCAATGTTATTCAGTTAGCTCCTAACGATTGGGTTTGTGAAAGCGTTCTTATCGCGGTTACCGGGCTCAAGCCCGGTACCATCCTCCGGGCCAGAAAAGAGTGCTGGATGGTTGGCCGGGAATATATCCACGTTTCACCAGATGGTAACCCGAAGCCATCAAGTGAATGCATGTATAACCGTAAAGCGGTCGATGCCTGGGTGGCTTCAATGAAAAACAAACAGCCAGGGTGATTTGATGCCATGAAAAAGGTAAGCTCATATCGCTCTTGGGCGTCTGGAGGTATCAATGGATAAAGTCACATATCCAACAGGCGTCGAAAACCACGGTGGCACTTTACGCATCTGGTTTAATTTTAAAGGTAAGCGTGTCAGGGAAAGCCTCGGTGTCCCTGACACCGCTAAGAACAGAAAGATAGCCGGGGAACTGCGGGTGTCGGTATGCTTTGCCATCCGCACGGGAAGCTTTGATTATGCTGAACGGTTTCCAGATTCACCTAACCTTAAAATTTTTGGGTTGGGAAAGAAAGAAATCACAGTGAAAGAACTCGAAGAGAAGTGGCTGGATCTGAAAAAGATGGAAATCAGCTCGAACGCGCACAAACGGTACGAGTCGGTCGTTGCTGTTGTTGTACCGCTGATCGGGTCTAGCCGACTGGTGACAGCGATTGAGAAAGAAGAGTTGCTGTATATCAGGAAAGAGCTTTTGATGGGTTATCAGTGCGCTGTAAAGGGCAGGATCCCCGTTAAGGGCCGGAGCGCGGTCACCGTCAATTACTACATGACGACTATCGCCGGAATGTTCCAGTTCGCCGCCGATAATGGGTACATAAAGGCAAATCCCTTTGATGGAATAAAGCCATTAAAAAGAGCCAGGGTAGAGCCAGACCCGCTCAGTCGTGATGAGTTCATCCGTCTGATAGATGCATGCCGGCATCAGCAGACGAAAAACATGTGGTCACTGGCGGTGTACACAGGTGTTCGTCACGGGGAGCTGGTTTCCCTGGCATGGGAAGATATCGACCTTGAGGCAGGTACAATAACAATTCGCCGCAATTATACAAAGCTGGGCGAGTTCACACTACCGAAAACTGACGCCAGTACGGATAGAGTGATACACCTCATTCAGCCAGCCATCGATGTTTTAAGGAATCAGATGGAAATGACCAGACTCGGGCAACAGCATCACATCAACGTGCAATTGCGTGAGTATGGTAGAACGGCGAAGCACCGGTGTACATTTGTCTTTAACCCTAAGATAGTCCGTCGAAGTAAGGATGTGGGGATTATCTACAAGGTGGATTCGTTTGGTGACTCATGGGACGCAGGGCTAAAAAAGGCGGGTATCAGGCATCGAAAAGCTTACCAGTCGCGCCACACTTACGCGTGCTGGTCACTCGCCGCCGGCGCCAATCCAAGCTTTATAGCCAGTCAGATGGGGCACGCTAGCGCGCAGATGGTTTTCAATGTGTACGGCGCATGGATGGCAGACAATAACGCAGAGCAGATCGCAATGCTGAATCAGAAGCTGGGCGACTTTGCCCCATTGATGCCCCATAGGCCACAAACAAACAGCATAGGACTATTAAAATCAGTCAGTTAA